GGCATCGAGAAGTTGTAGCACTTCAGCCACTCCTGCTCGACCACGGTACGCTTTGACTTCAGCGCCCCGAGGCGACGCAGCAGGGCGGGAACGTCAGCGGCCACGGCTACGCCCCAAGGGTCGGCTTGGATTGGGCGGAAGGCAGCCCGGTGACCGGACTGGACAGATCACCACCGCCACCAGTCGCCAGAAGCGACGAGGCCCGCGCCATGCGGCGGCGCTGCGTCTTGACTTGGGCAGACTTTCCAGCAGCATCAGAGTCAGCTTTGGCCTGATCGGCAACCGGCGAGGACTGGACAACGGGAGGCGGCTTTTCACCACCGCCGAAAAGGGAATCAAGGCACATGGTCAATGGCTCCTTACAACGGGCTTGCGGTGGGAGTCGTTCGGCAGCTCAGGAGGACATACCCACCCCTGCTCGGTCAAGACTGAACGGGTAAGCGTGCCGGCCTTGAATGCAGCCATCGCCTCGTCGTAGCTCATTCCGGGCTTGGCGTTGATGCCCACGCCAGGCTCACGCAGCGGATCATCAACCGTGGGAGCCGGAGGGGCGTCCCGGTGTTTCTTCACCCGGTGAGTGCCACCTCGCGCGGCAGCTTCGAGGGCCGCATCAACGCTGTGTGACGTGTCGGCGGTCTCGCCGGGGACTTGAACGGCTTCGGTGCGAGGCATGGGGCGCTCCATCGGTTGCGATGGATGCCGTTTTACCCGTCAGCCTGTTGCGGTTGATTCGCTATTGCGTATTTCCGCACTCGCTTGGCAGACAGTGGCATGCAGGATCACCAGCGACCGCCCCGATTCAAACCCCGGCTCGCTGCCATCCTTCCATCGCGCCAGCGTCCCAGGCGGAACATTCAAGGCCCGCGCAACATCAGCATTGCTCCACCCAAAACCCTGAAGATCGCAAAGCAGGCGAAACCAATCGACCGGATCAGGCCGACGAATCAGCCAAGGGGATTGGTAACGCGCCCGCGCACGCGATAAATCAAGAGTCGGGCGCTTCATCCCCCGCTCACCGATGCGCTGGTCGGTCATCGATTTATCTTCCACGGACTGAGTGGATGCCACCACACCAACTCGCCGAAGCGGTATCGCCAGACCCATACCTGACGGGATAGCCATCGGTCCAAGCGAAACCACCCAAAGACACTCGGTCCAGAAACGGGTCCCCCCCTAAAGGGGGGGAACCCTGATTTTGGACCATCGTTTGGACTGTCCAAAAAGTACAAATTGGACTGTTTTGGACTTTTGGACTGCTCAATTTGGACCGTTTTGGACCAATAACGCGACGCCATGATTACCGGGTCAGCCGGCACGAAAATCATGGAATGCAGACGCCGGATCAGCCGGCACGAAGTCTGCAAAATGTCGATTACCGGGACCATATCCAATCCCCTCCAACATCAATAACCTGATTTGCTTGAAGCGACATGATGACTTTGCGAGCCTCGTATTTCCGCTTCTTAGGCTCGCATGTCAGTTTGCCGGCGCACGCTTCTACAGCTTCTTCGAGCAGCACGCACGGCGTCAATGCCAACGCGCCACCCTGGCCAAACCGCTTTGAATTACGCAGCAGATCACCAATCACGGCATTGCATACCGATTGACGCTCACCACGAGGGCCGGCGGGTCGCGCCTTTTGCTCCGGAAGATCCATCGCCCGCACCACGCATGACGTAATCTCGTCGCCCTCGTAATCCTCGCCGATCACCACCGGGGCAAGCTCAAAGCCGAAATCATCGGTCTCCTTGCCGTCCTTGTTCTTGGCGATCTTCCATGACCGGACATCGCCGTCGCGAGTGATTTCCATCACCACATCGAGCGCAGCGAACAGCGACGAATGCCCGCGCAATCCCCGGCTGGCGTCCTTGCCAACGTGATGCACGGCCAGCACCAACCCACCGATGGCGTGTTGCAGCTCCTGCATTCCCTCGATCACCGCGCCCATGCCCTCGCTGCTGTTCTCTTCCATGCCGAGCGCGGCCTGGGCCAGCGTGTCTAGGATGATGACGCCCTTCTCGAAAGCCATATCCTGCAAGGTGCGGATAAGCTCGGCGCGGTCGGACTCCTGTCGAATGTCGAACGACTGCCGGACGATGAATGACACCGATTCGGGTATCTCGCCGAATTCGGTACGCCAGGCGCGCAACCGGCCGGAGAACCCGCCCGCACCCTCCAAGGCAAGATAAATTACCGGAGCCTTGAAGCAGCGATGACCGAAAAACATGCCCCCCTGACCGATTTGGAACGCGGCCTCCTGCGCAAGAAACGACTTGCCGGCGCCAGATTGCCCGCCCATGACGCCGATCCCCGTCTCCGGCAGGCAGTGCTTGATGCGCCAGCGCACCAAGGGCAGCGCCATGAGCATGCCGGCGGTCAGCGGCTGATACTTGCGAGTATGGCCGCGGGCGGTGCCCAAGTACCGCGCCACGGCCTGCAAATCGGCCTCGCCGTGCATGTCGTTGATGTCGTAGTTGCTCGCCTTGTCAGCCGGCATTTCGACCCACTGGCAATCGAACGCGCGGGCGATCTCGGCGGCCTGGTGTTCCTTGCCCTTGTCAGCCACGATAACGGGCTTGCAGGATAGGCCAGAAATCCACTCCACGGCTCGCAGCGTGTTCCCGGCACCGAAGGTGCAGACTGATACTGATCGACTCGCCTGGTGGCACGTCATGGCTGCGCCGATGCCTTCGCACACGTAGACGATGGAGTTGGCTGCGGGCTTACCGCCAACCACATGAAAGCCGGAGACCGGAAGGCCGGGGAAATTCAGCTTTGCCGAAGGCGTCACAAACTGGATCGTCGCCAGATCGCCATCGGGAGAATACGCCGGGACCATCAGTGCGCCATCGAGCGGGATGCCTTTCTGCGACACGCCACCGCGATACACGCGCAGGCCATCGGGCAGCATGCGCTTCTTGGTGATGTACCAGTGCTCGAAGGTTGCCGCTTCGCCACCCTGCCATACGGCTTCGGCCTGTGCCACCGACGAGGCGGATGGGGTAGGCTGAGTCGCTCGCGCCACGCGAGCCGTGTGGATATTCACCACCCGTTCATCACGATGCCCTGCGGCGCGGGCCATTGCGAACAGCGTGCCGGCCTTGACTTCGCCATCCTTGATCGACTTCCAGACCGCCAGCGTATCGGCGGCGCCGCCGTAGTTGCTCGCCGAGGATGACCAGGCGTCGAATTCCTCGAAGGTGATTTCTGCCGCCTTGGCGGCCATGCCGATCCTCACCCATTCTTCGCGGGGCACACCAGGATCGAGGGAATGCAGCGCGTTCAAGGCTTTCTCGTGGCTGTGGCGCATGCGGGGTCCGGTGCTGCGTCCGCTGTGGTAGGGGGCTGGGCGTGAGGGCCACCGGACGGAAACCCTCGGGCGTTGCATTCGCCCTGCCCAGCCTTGAGAATGGCCAGCACGTCATCCACAGATCGCGCCATGCCTGCCACGCCGCCATGAGCAGCGACCGTGGCCAAGAAGTTCTTTTGCGGATCGGACAGGCGTCCGACCTCTGATTTGCACTCGATGGCCAGTAGCCGGCCGTCTCGCATCTGCCCGATCACATCACTGCACCCAACAAAACCAGCGCGAAAAAATCGGGCATTGCGCCCGTCGCCGATCTTGAATGCGCCCGTATTCATCCGGCGCACCCACGCCACGGCGGGATGCAGCGCCAGCATCTTGAGCACAGCAGCGAGTATTCCCGCCTCGGGGCCGGGTTTCGGCTTGCGCTCCGAACGCGGAATGGCAGCCGGCGCTGGCTCAAGCGCGAACGTCGGCCCTTTGCCGAACGCCGCCGCGTAGAAATTCAGCGCTGCATCATTGGCGCGGCGCGTCTCCGCGAGGGTCTTGGTTTTTATCACGCGGGTCACAGCGTCGACCCGAATAACCGGCCCACCGGGTACGGCGCCGACCGCTGCCACCAGCTACCCATGATCGCCTGCACCTGGTCCACCAGCGCATGGGGGGGGGCAATGCGCTGCCGAGAAATCACGCCATCATGGCAAACCGTTGCAACGATCATGCTGCCACCCTTGCGTGCATATCGTCCGCGATGCGCTGGCGCCACTGACGAATGTCCTGCACCTGCGTCAGCATGTAATCGACCAGTCCGGGCTTGTCGTCCGATGCCCGATACCACTCGCGGATTTCTTCAATCGGGATGTCGAATTCGGCGGCGTACTCCTGCGCGGCTGTGGCGATGCTCATGCCGCCCTCCCAACCAGTAGATTTTTCAGCATGGCGTTTTCGGCTTCCGCCGCTTTTGCTCTGTCTTCGGCCTCATCGGCGCGGCGCTCGGCTTCGGACTGGATCACAACAAGGGTGCAGCCGATCTTGAACGCACGCCATTCGGGGTAGACCTTGTTTCCGACAGCGCGGCAAAACTCCGATTCCTTGTCGGCTTGTAGCGTGGCCTCCCCCTTCTTGATGCGTGAAAACGTACCGGCATCAATGCCAAGCTGCATGTAGATTTCTTTGTCTTCCAGCCCGGAAGCCTGACAGGCCAATGCAAACGCTGCGGCCGCGCTATGCTGGCGGCGGATCAGATCGATTGGAATTTCGGCCTGTTCAGGGGGGCGAGTCAGTGCCAGTTCTAGGTGGTGCGCAATCCGGTTCATTAAATTTGCTCCGAGTTGACTAACCAAAATTGGCGAAAAAAAGCAGAGTGACGGCATGAAAACAAACCGGATACACTCCCGCCATGAACAAGGCCTTGGAATTCGTCGGATTCAATCTCTGGCTGCTGGCCGTGACCGGCATCGCGTCCGGCGCGTTTCTGCTTTGCGCGAAGGTGATCAAGGCCATCGGCCTGAACGAAACCCCCGAGGCGTGGCTGCTGTGGGTCGTGTGCCTGCCCGTATTTGTCTGGACGTGGTACTTCGTCGGCAGCCGGTCGCTGCGACTGGTCCAGGCGTACTACAACCGGCGCGATCCGAGGAAGCATTAGGCGGCCTTCGCCGTACCGCTGGCGCCGACTTTCGCCCGCCTGATCTGGCGCCGGAACATCTCGCCATGTTCCAGTTGAACTCGCGCCGGGATTCCCCGTGCGAGCCAGTTCGTTACTCGCTGCGGCCCGAACTGTCCATAGTTCAGCCGCCTTGCCAGTTCAGCCGGCCCCCCGAATGCTTCAATGACTGTTTTAGCTTCCATAGGCCAGAAGTATTGCCGAATAAACGCGATGTGTCAAGCGCGATATACATTCATCTGTTTAGCATCAAGCGATGCGAATGACTACCGATAAACGGGTGCGCCTGCTAATGAAGGCGACCGATACCGAGGGCAACCAGGCCGAGTTCGGCCGTGTTGCAGGGGTCGGGCGCGCAACCGTCAATCAATGGCTCTACGCTGACAACACCAGGTCGATAAACTCCGAGGCCGCTTTCCGGCTCTCCGACAAAACGGGGATGTCCGCGCGCTGGGTTGCCTTGGGCGAGGGGCCGCAAAAAGACTTGAGCGCCAAATTCGGGAAGTTCGATGAATCTGATCTGGATGTTCTGGCCGATCTGTCCGAGCTTCTTTATGAGGATGCGGCGGACTTCAAGGCGAAGATTAGAAACGCCGCAGAAAAAGCCCGGAGATACCGGCAAAAGGAACCGGATTCCCCCATCCGGCGCACCGGGACAAGATAACCCTCCCCCGGCTGCGCGTGATCCGGGTTAATGCTAAAGTCATATCTCTAAAGAGTTATATGGATAACCGTGACGAACTGATTAGGCTGGCTAAGTAGGCGCAGCGGCAGCGCTTTTGCCGTACTTATTTTGGGGCGCATCATGAAAACCATCATTGCATCTGTACTGTTCGCGTCGTCAATGCTTCCGGCTTTTGCAGCCGATCACAGTCCGCTTGAGACTACCGATCAAGCTCGCCAGCGTCATTCTGCGGAAAACTACGAGGCACAGCGCAGGCAAGAAAACCAGTTGCTTACTCCGTCGTACCAGCATCCGCTGGGCAGCCCTTCGGTTTCCGGCATTGAACGGCCCGGCTACGTCTCCCCGCAACCGGCCTATCAGCCGGCTACCACTCATGGCGGAAACTGGCGGGACCGCGTCAAAGGGCGCTGATTCTCTCCTGGCTGCGCTAGTCGGCGCCGGCTGAACCCCATCCGGTAATAAAGCCCGCTCGGTGCGGGCTTTTTTTTCGCCTTACGTCTTACGCGTATATTCCTATTGACACGCTTTGTTTATTCCTCCATACTGCCATCAATCGCTGAACAACGCGACAGGCAAAAGCCCCGAGCGGGCCGAGTCAGCCAAGGAAAGAAAGCCCTCTGCCACCGGCAAGGCGTGATCCGACAGCGACACAGCCGACCAGTGCAACGAACATAGGGGATTGTCATGGGGTATTTTGAACTCGCCGTAAATCTCACCCGCGCCGAAGCCGCGCCCACGCTGGCGAAGGTTGCCAGCAAGGCTATCGCGCTCAAGACGATCAAGAACCGGGCACAGGAAACGTGCTGCTGTTCCTCGTATTCCTTCCCACACCGCGCCGGCTCTGGCTGGTGCCCCGGCGTGAATCGCAACGACGAGCGCAGCGCAGAAGCCGAGCGCACACGCGAAGAAATCAACGCCGAAGAACTCGCCCTGTTTGATCGGGCCGAGGCTCGGGCTGTCAATTCAGGGGCGCGGTGATGAACGCCCTGCGCTCCCTGTTCATTCAAATGTGTCTCTGGTGGATCGAGCGCGACATTCGATTCATTCAGCACCAGCGCGAAATGATGCTCGAACACCTGACCGAAGCGCGCAATCAGCGCATGGCATGGCTGGCCGAGTTGGATGATATTTCAATGGATCGGCCATGCTGACCAAGGACGCCGCCGTATTCGCCGGGGTCTGCGTAATGGGCATCTTCGCGCTCGGCCTTGAGATCGGCAAGCAGCATCAGCCGATGCTCTGTCCGGTCGTTCCCGGTCAGCAGATCGTCAGCACCGTGGCGCCGGATGTTTGCGTCTATGCCAGCAGTTACGGCAGGGCGCTTCGCAAAGTGAAGGCGGTCAAATCATGAGTGATGACGGCGGCCAATGGTGGCAAACCGTAGGACAGCAGGAGCAGCAACGCGCAGACGCGCAATCAACCGGACAGGAGATTAATCATGTTTCAGAAAGCAACCAAGAAGCAAGCCAAGCTGCGGCTGGCAATCAGCGGCCCGAGCGGATCGGGCAAGACGATGGGCGCGTTACAGGTCGCCTCGGGTCTTGGCGGTAAGCTCGCTCTGGTCGATACCGAACACGGCAGCGCCAGTCTGTATTCCGGGCGCTTCGCCTTCGACGTGCTGGAACTGGCCCCGCCATTCGCGCCTGAACGCTTCATTGAAGCCATCAACGGCGCTGCGGCAGCCGGCTACACCGCGCTGATCATCGACAGCGTAACGCACGAATGGGATGGATCGGGCGGCATCCTCGACATTCACGACAAGGTGACACGCGCCGCCAAGAGCGGCAACAGCTACACCGCCTGGGCGGAAGTCACCCCGCGCCACAATGCGCTGCTGAATGCCATCCTGCGCGCCCCGATCCACATCATTTGCACCCTGCGCAGCAAGACCGAATATGTCCTGCAAGACGTAGGCGGCAAGTCGGTTCCGCGCAAGCTCGGCATGGCCCCGATCCAGCGCGCCGGCTTCGAGTACGAGTTCACCACGGTGCTTGATCTGTCCCTCGACAATCACCTGGCCACCGCCACCAAGGACCGCACCAGTCTGTTCGATGGACAGACACCGGAGGCGCTGTCTGCAGCCACCGGCAAGAAGATGCTTGACTGGCTCAACGATGGCGAACAGCAAGCGCACTACGACGTCGACGCCGCGCTGGCCCGCATGGAGCGCGCCCACAGCCTGGATGAACTCGCCGCCACCTTCACCGAGCTTTGGCCTGCCGTGCCGCTGGAACACAAGCAGCGCATCGCCGCCGCAAAAGACCACTACAAATCCAAATTCAATCCTAATCCCACACAAGGAGCCGCCGCATGAACGCACCCACCACCCCGAATCTGACCACCCCGCCGACCTACGGCTACGACACCACCCACGCCGCTGCTGCTGACACTGGCGGAATGGGCAAGTTCATTGACGAGTCCGGCGAGTACGTCGGCGCCATCACCTCCGCTCGCGCCGTCCAATCCTCGAAGGGAGGATGGGGCGTCGAGATCGCATTCCAGGCCGACGACGGCCGCAAGACGAAATACCCAATGACCCTCTGGACGCTCGCCGCCGATGGCGCCCGCCAGTTCGGGCATGACATCCTCGACACCGTTTTGATCTGCGCCGGCATGAAACCCGCGATGGCCATGAAGCCCGGCAAGGTCACGTACACCGTCTATGACTTCGACCTGCGCGCCGATGTCGAAAAGGAAGGCGACGGCTATCCCGGCCTGACCGGCAAGCGCATCGGCCTGCTGATCCAGCGCGAGATGTACACCACCAAGGCCGGCAAGGATGCAGCGCGGCACTCGATCTATGGCGCCTTCGATGCCGAGACACGGCAGGCAGCGAGCGAGAAGCTGGAAAGCAAGCCCGCGGTAATCACCGAGAAGCGCCTGGCATCGCTCAAGGATCGCGACTCGCGCACCGCTGGCGCACCGGCTGGAAGCTACGACAACGGGTTCAGCGCACCAAGCGGCGCACCGAATCCCGCGCCGGCTGCCGGATCGTTTGATGACATGGCTGACGATATTCTGTTCTGATCATGGGACTCCCCGCCCTCTACGAACTGGCGTCTGAGTACCGCGCCGCCGCCGCGCAGCTTGCCGACCTCGACCTTCCTCCGGAGGTTGTGGCCGACACGCTCGAAGGCTTGGCCGGCGATCTGGAAACCAAGTCGACCAACGTCGCCATGTTCATCCGCTCGCTAGATGCTACCGCTGCGCAGATCAAGGACGCCGAAGCCGCAATGGCAGCCAGGCGCAAGGCCATCGAAGCCCGCGCTGATCATGTACGCAAGTACCTGCTGGACAACATGCAGGCGTGTGGCATTACAAAGATCGAATCGCCCTGGTTCAAATTGTCTGTTCGCCAGAATCCGGCTGCCGTGGTAATTGATAACGCTGGACTGATACCGGGGAATCTGTACGTCTACCCGTCAGCGCCGGAACCCTACCCCGATAAAAAAGCGATCAAGGCCGCCATCGAAGCCGGTATTGAATTTGAGGGCGCGCACCTTGAGCGCGGCGTAAGACTTGAAATCAAGTGAATGACAGACACCACCAAGGCACCGAAAGCCTCCTAGAACTCGCCGCCGAACTCGAAGAAGTCGCGCCGAATGTCGAGGAATTCTTCAGCCACAAGCGGGCGGCGGCTCTCATGCGGAAAACGGCGGGAGTGGTGCGGAGGCTTGCGCCACTTGAACCGGAAATTGATGTCGTGCTGGGGGAGCATTGATGAGTCTCAACGCATGAGTTGGCAGGCAAAACGTAACTACGGAGTGATGACATGACGAAACGTGATGAACTCAGGAAACTTGCCGAAGCAGCAGACCTGAATATTGATTGGATTGGCGCAGGCCCGACAAGGCACGGTGATCTTATTAGCACCAGCGGGAAGCCACTATTCATCGACAGCGTTTATCTCGACTGCGATGAACAGGATGTTGACGGAGACGATTATTTCGTTTGCTCGGCTGGTTCTGACGAGTATGGGCGATTCATTGCGGCGGCAAGCCCACGGACTGTGATTGGCTTGCTTGATGATCTGAAAGCCGCAGAACAGCAGCGTGACGAATTGATAGCGCAAAAGTTTGCCGAAGAGCCGCTGCGCAGACAGATTGCAGAACTACGGGAACTCGGCAGGTTCCGTGAAAAGCACTCCCTCACGGGAAGCCCTGAAGTCTACGATGATCCGTCCGCCGAGTTTCATAAATTTGCCTGTGAAACGCATGATGCTCTGAAAGTCGGCGCTGTCGATACGGCGGTGCAGGGCGACATGATTTTGCCTGCCAACGCAAAAGCTGTGGGGCTGGACGCCGCAGGCGGACAGTCCCACACGAGCGACGGGTTGTGCCCCGGCGATTGAACGGAGAACGAAATGCAGCAACATGAACAACTGCGAAAGTACAACCGGTGGCGGCGCGGCGACAAGCGCTTAAAGATGTCAGACCCAAAAGAACTCGGCGAACTAATAGACGGCGTGGCCGACCGGCTGGAAGTGCTGGAGCGCGAACACACGGAGTTCTTCGAGCGCTGGCACGGCGAGAGGCGGAGGCGGGAAAAGCTGGCGCATGACGTTGAGCGCTGCTACCGGATGCTGCTGTCTGAGCCAGACACGAAGGGCGCTCTATTCAAGGCCGAAAACATCCTGCGCGAGGCGCTGGGCGACCAGAAAGTCGGCTCTGGCGGCACGGCACCCGAGGGGCACAACGGCTGAAATAACCGGCGTGCCGCGCTTTTGCGGCACGTCCGGGTTGATTGATTAGTTCGGCGTCTTGCCGGAGCCGACTTTTGAAAAGGATAAGCGATGGACATTGAACAAGCGTGCCGTGCGTCTCGGCGCAACAGGGCCAAGGTGCAGGCAGCGAAGGAATGCGGCTGCTATTTCTGTCTCCGATCGTTCCCGTCAACGGATGTTGTTGATTGGGCCGACCTGGACGAAATGACGGCGCTTTGCCCGCACTGTGGGATTGACTCGGTGTTGCCATCTGTGACGGACAAGGAAGCACTGATAGCAGCAAACGAACGGTGGTTCTGTGAGACGCCGAACTTAAATTCAACGACACCCGATGTCGCGTGAACACCGGAACCATGTCGCATAACTCTGCACGCATCCACGGAGGCCTGCACCATGACTGAAGTCATTGAACGAAACGCGACAACGCCCGCCGTCAAACGCGACATGCCGACCGCTTCACCGGCACAGCAAAAGCCGGTCAAGTTGCTCGACCAGGTGCGCGAGCGAATCTGCGTGCTGCATTACGCCCGCGCCACCGAGAAAACCTACCTCTACTGGATCAAGTTTTACATCCACTTTCACAGCCTGCGTCACCCCCGCGACATGGGCGCCGCCGAGGTCGAAGCCTTCCTCTCGCACCTAGCCACGGCGCGCGACGTCGCCGCCGGCACACAGAACCAAGCCATGCACGCCATCCTGTTCCTTTACAAGCAGGTGCTCGGCATCGATCTGCCTTGGCTCGACGGCATCACCCGCGCCAAGCCATCGAAGCGACTGCCCGTCGTACTCACCCAGGGCGAGGCGCAGCGCTTGCTCGCCGCCACACGCGGCACGCCGGGGCTGGTGGTGCGCCTGCTCTACGGCAGCGGCATGCGCCTCATGGAAGGCCTGCGGCTGCGCGTCAAGGACATCGACTTCGAGCGCAACCAGATCACCATCCGCGGCGGCAAAGGCGACAAGGACCGCGTCACCATGCTGCCGGCCAGCATCGTCCCTGCCCTGCAGGCCCACCTCGCCGAACGTCGCCGCTGGCATGACAAGGATTTGGCCACCGGCATGGCTGATGTTGAACTGCCGCATGCGCTAGAGCGCAAATACCCGAATGCCGGCAAAGAGTGGGGATGGCAATACGTTTTCGCCGCCGCCGACTACAGCACCGACCCGCGCACTGGCGTGATTCGCCGCCACCACATTCACGAAAAGACCATCCAGCGCCACGTCAAGGATGCCGCCCAGCGCGCCGGCATCAGCAAGCTGGCGCATCCGCACACGCTTAGGCACTCGTTTGCCACACACCTGCTGGAGGCCGGCTATGACATCCGCACCGTGCAGGAGCTGCTCGGCCACAGCGACGTGGCGACCACCATGATCTATACCCACGTCCTCAATAAAGGCGGTCGCGGCGTTGTCAGCCCGCTGGATCGCGTCACGACATGACCGAACGCGCCCAGCACATCCACTGCGCCCGCGTATATCTGACCGAGGCCCGCCGTCGCCGGACTCAGACCTTCGGCTTCGTGTTGCTGGAATGGGCCGGGAATGCGAGAAGGCGGGCGATGGCGGCTACCGGGCAGGGGGAGTTGTTCTGATCGTGGCTCCCGATCTGCTCACCTACGAAGCAGCGGCAGCACTGCTCACTGTCAGCCCGGCCACCGTGCGCCGGCTGGTGCGTGCCGGGCATCTGCGCGGGCACGCTATTACCCGACGCTGCCATCGGGTTGACGCCGCCAGCGTGCGGGCGTACCTTCGCACGTCCGCCATCCCCGTCCTCGTCCTATGTCAGTCTGGAAAAACCGCGATACCTGGCGCTGGCGCGTCATGCGCGGCGGCCTTGTCGCTACAGGAAGCGCACGAACGCGCGAAACGGCGCTTGCGGCAGAAGCGGGCGCCCGCCGCGAACTGATCGCCGGAATCACCGGCACCCAGCCAAAGCGCACACTTGACGAAGCTCTGGTGCGCTATCTCGACAGTCCGGAATTTCTCACCCTCAAAAGCGCCGCCAGTTTGGCCGACAAGCTCGCTACCTGGCACCCCTACATCACCGCGCAACCGATCGAGCGCGCCGCCGATGTCGCTGATGTCGCCGTGCGCGACTGGCTCGCCAATGACCTGGCCATCGCCACCATCAATCGCCGGCTTTCCGGGCTGCGGCGCATCTTGGCGCTGGCGTATAAGCGTTGGCAGTGGATCGACCGCGATATTGCCGTGCGAATCCCGCTGCTACCGGGCGAGAACCAGCGGCAAGTATGGCTTACCCGCGCCGAGGCTGTGCGCTTGCGTCGCGCCTGCCCGCCCGGTCGCAGCCGGGCCGCTATTACCCTGCTGGTCACCACCGGCCTGCGCGTGGGCGAATTGCTCGCATTGCGCGCCGAGCAGGTCCGCGACGGCGCCATCCATCTTGACGCGCGTACCAAGACCGGCCGCCCCCGGGCGGTGCCGATACTTCCCCCGGGTAATCGCTACACCAGCCATGTGCCGCTGCGCATGAGTTATGACGGACTGCGCACCGCCTTTGATCGTGCAAAGCGTGCCGCCGGCTTGCCATCGATCCGCCTGCATGATCTGCGACATACCGTCGGCAGTCTGCTGGCCGAATCAGGCGCCAGCTTGCGTGATATTCAGGTCTGGCTCGGGCACACCAGCCCGGTGACCAGCACCCGCTACACCCACGTCGAGCTTGCCCGGTTGCGCAGCGTAGCAGACCAGGTGCATGCGCGCAATCTGCGCGCAAAGGACAGCGCAAACCGGGCGCAACTGGCGCGAGTGACGCCAGAGACACAACGGGAAACGCAGCCTAAGTGATTGTTTTTACGTGGTGCCCGGAACCGGACTTGAACCGGTATGGCTTGCGCCGAGGGATTTTAAGTCCCGCGAATGCGTATTTGTAATCATGTAGTTAGCTTGTTTGTGCGCGCAAAATACGCGCAACAGGTCGCAGAGCGCGCATTCTATACCGCTGCCGCCGCGCGACCTCACTCGGGAATGGCGCGTTCGCCCGCAGCTTGAGTGTCGAAACGTAGCAGCGGAGGATGCCGGACCTCATTTCATTTTGTCGAGGATGGTGTAGCAGGCTTCGAGTCCGGCGTCTCCTCGGGCAGCAAGGGCAGCGATCCGCGCAAGAAATCGGCTATGAGCGCCTGATAGTTCAGCCCCGTTGGCACCCTCACAACCAGATCGGGGAGCTTCGGACACTCCGGCGGGGCGCTCGGGGCGGTCGCGCAGGCTGTCAAGAGCAGTATCGAGAGTGCGCTGCACGCCAGCCAGGCGCGCGGCTTGTTTTTTCGTGGCTGCATCGTAAGCCTCCTGTAGTTTTCTTTCAGTGTCGCGGGCAGCTTTGAAAGAATCGGCCCGTTCTTTTTCAATCTTCGCCGTCCAGCGCGTGTCGGCGGCATTGCTGCCGTGGGCATTCCAATAGAACCCGTTGGCGACAAAAGCCAGCACCACGGCCAGCAGAAGCATCGGATTGGGGATCATGACTCGAACATCAGCCGTTCTGCCATCCGGCGCCGAGTCAGGCCGGCCAGCACCACGCCGCCGCCCTTGTTCCACCTGTCGAACTGCGGCCCGCAGTCCTTTGCGGATTGCCCATAGTTGATGAGCTTCAGCAGAGTCGATCCTTTGAAAGCTTCGCGCCCAATGTTGTAGATCAAGCTGCACAGGGCGTCGTATTGTCCCTGAGTCAGTTCCACGTCCACCAGATCATCAACGGCGTCAGCGGCCTCCTGTACGTCTTTGGCAAGCAGTTCGCGGGCCTCATCCTCTGTCACCTCGTCGCCTGGCTGAACGTGTTCAGTGGTTCCGTATCCGATTGTCCAGACACCGGCAGGACATAAATACGCCTTGGACTTGAAGCCCTCGAATGACTTGACCAGATCAATGCAGGCGCTGGATGGCTTCACTTCACGCTCCCGAATTTGTCTTCCGCCCACTTTTCCATGCGGAAGATCGCCCGGCTGCCCATGTGACCGCTGATGCCGATCAGGACAGCGGAGAGCAGCGGCGAGACGCCCGACCATTCACACAGCCAGAAGGTGAGCAGGCCGGCAAAGCCGCTGGTGATCAGTTCGCCGACCAGTTCGGTGATGTTGAAGGCGCGGGCGGTTCCTTCGCGGACCTTTCTGGCAAAACTCACCGCGCCGCCCAGAGTGGAAAGACCGAGCACCCAGATGTAGGTGATCAGCGAGTAGTTGCTGGGGTCTTTTTCAGGCATGTTTCATTCCTTCCCGCCCTCTATGGGGCAGATGCGTTTAACGACAATGGTTTCCTGCTTGAAACGGGTCTAACAGATTCTTGCAAATCCAAACTGCAACCACCGTCCGCCAATCCGAATCGCCGTACTTATAGCGATTGAGCCGCTGCGTGAACATGTACTCCTGCGGAAGATCGGCAAAAATGAATGTAGCAACGAACACGTTGAACACCACATCCAGCAGCACCGCGACAATCGCCACCGGAGCCAACAGAATGCGCGGCAGAATCGTCAGCATGGGCCAAGCCGCCTTCGCTGCCATCGTCACGACGAACAGGAGGTAGAAGGCGTAGCAGTAGATGGCGAGGTAGGTCACCGCTGCGCCCTCAGTGCCGCACGCGCTGCCGCATTTGCATGAACCTTATCGAACGCCTTGCTGTAATGCTCTCCGTTCGGATCAAGCAACTGCGCCTCTGTCACTCCAGATTGTGCCGCAATCGTCAGCGAGCGAATCAGCAGATCATCAATGATCGTGCGAATCAGCCCTTGTTCGATGGCTTGCTTTTCCAGAGCGAGAATCTGCGCGTCGATCCCCGCGATGCGTGCAGCTTCGATCTGTTCAGCAGTTGGATGCGGGGGAAGTGCAGCAACCTCGTCCGGCGTCAGTTCGACAACCGCTCGCTCTCCGGTCTGACAATTCACTTCGATTCTGTTCATGATGGTCACTCGTAGGCAATGTTGATTGTTCCGGCGTCAAATGTATCTGTGCCGCCGACTGTCGTTATACGCACTCGATCGAGAGTTGCTGAAAGGGGTTTTGAACCGCCTTGCGACCATATGTTTGCTGAATCGCTGCGACCGACGTTGCCGTTTGCTGTCCATATATTTGCTGACGAACTGAGCAAGCTGAGTGTCAGGCTTCCATGCCGTACTACCGACGCCGCGCCGGAGTCTTCAAACAAAAACCCTGCCGAGTTATTTGCTGCGGACGTTGTTCCTGACCGACTTGTTGAACCCAAATAACCTGTAGCCTCAATACCGCCAGAATCGCCAATTTGAACCTGTACCGGGGAAGTTCCGTTTGTGCTGACCCCATCAAACATCACTGTGATACGCTTCGTTCCAGCAGGAATTGAAGTGAAATCAATCGACGTGCCGGAGGTTGATGCAACGGGAGTGCCGAGCGTGATCCCTGCGCTTGCCTGTGCGTCGACATACGCCTTGACCGATTGCTGGCTTGGCACCAGCACCGCAGAATCGGATGCCATGCTGTCTTCGTCGATGAAGGCGACGGGAAGGCCGCTGGCTGGCCAGATCTCCAGCCGCACCACACCGGCGGCTTCGCCGATGGCCAGCACCAAGTCCCCCGCGGCGCAGGTGTAGCTGGCCGAGCCGGGGCATATCAGGCTGGCGCCGTGGGTGATCGGCCAGGCGGCAGCGGCACGCAGGAGGCGTCGTTCTCCGCTGGTCAAGGTAATGGCGGTCGTTGCTGTTGTTCCTGTGACCCGGCCATAGTCTCCGGTCATTGAATCGAGGTCGAGCGTTGTTGCGCTGGCTACGTCTTCGATGACGTTGACGAGAGCGGCAGCGCCCAGCGTTACCCGCGCCGCCGCTGCATCGGCATCGTCAAACAGAGTTTGTGCAAAGGCCGTCGCCGTCGTCAGGCCAACATCAACCGCAGCCAATAACGCCGGATCGCCTGACGCATCAAACCCGATGATCTTCGACGCCCTCTCGGCTACCGTATTCCCGGTCGGTAACACCTGGTCGGTTGTTACCCCTGTCGGCAGCTTCACGGCACGGCGAATCAACTGCCGAACTTGTTGCACCAGCATGGTGACGCGATCAACGTCTTCGTCCAGCGTCGCAGCGAGCAGGTCGCCATTTTCCTGATAGTCGGTAGCGCGGGCGTAGTCCATGTCCCTCGATACGACGACTATCGAGTCGAGAGCGGGCGCGGTGAGGAAGGTCACATTTCCGCCGCCTGAATTCCCTACTCCGCTGACGGTGTAATGCGTGGTCAGCGTTTTGGTCACGCCGTCGACTTCAACCAGTAAATCGGCCTCGGCAAGTATCTTGTAGGAGTAAGCAAAAACGGTTGTGACGCCGTTCCCGGTGAAGCTGTTGGACGTGGTTTGATCGAGAACAGGCATGATGACGACTCCGCGCAGGATGTTCGCCACGTTTTACATTTCAAGCCTCGCCGGGTGATTCGCTATAGCGTATTTCTACGTTTCCAGCGCGACTTCATGCACGCCGCTGCTCGGGCGCCAGTCTGCCGGCCCCCGGCTCGGGTCGCCCTTCGGGGCGCCGCGGATGCGTTCCGGCGTGTCGGTCACGGCTGCCGCTGAAACGTCGATATAGTCGTCGGCCTGGTTCTTTGTCTCAGGGTTGAAGTCCTTCATCTGATCCCAGAACGGGCCATCGAGAACGGACGTATGCGCCCACAGCATCCGCGCCGATATGACCGGCTCGAAGGCTTCGAGGATGCGCTTGTTCTTGTTGGCAATGGATGGTTCAGCTACCACCCCGCATTGCAGTTTCCGTTGCTTCAGGCAGGCTTTCAGCACCGCTGGCGCGAACTGCCCTATCCCGTTGGTTTCCACCACCAGCCGGGGAACGTGGAAGGATTCGATCAGGTCGCACAGTTGCCATACCTGGCCCCCGGTGATGGTCTTGCCGTCCTCGGCGAATTCGGCAATCTCGCCGGTCAGGGCGATATTCCGGTGCAGGTAGCGCCGTCCGTGTTCGTCTTGCAACAGAACAGCAGCAGCAGACACATCGCTGTCGATCTTTCCCGACGACGGGTCCCAGCGTGCCGACATTCCGGCGATGCGAACATGGCCGAGCCACATGGCCACCGTATCGTTGACGTGCCGTAGTTCAGGCTCCACGGCATAGGGCACGATCTTTGCCGGATCGAGCCGTGTTTCGCTGATCGGCTTGCTGTGCAATTGGTACTGGCTGTCCCACTCGTTGATGGTCCGGCACTTTTTGCGGCGCTTGACGATCTCTTTGCGGTCGAAGCGTTCCGGCCAGGCGCACCCCGCATACAGGTCGAGCGTCACACCGGGAGCAACGGCGAACACCAGTACATTGCCTTCCACCTGGTAATCGATCCCCGGCTTTAGGACGGTCGTAAATTCCCCGATGCCAGCGAAAACGAAGTCCGGAATGAAATCACACTGCACCCGTTCCGTAGCATTCTCGACGCGACGCTCCTGCGCGAACAGCGGGATTCTCAGCACGTCAGCCCCCTTCCGGCCTTCCTCGTCATAGATGGAATCGTGAGTATGTGGCGTGCCGACGTAGAGAATCCGCCCACCGGGAACCAGAATATGCGTTTGCTCCGACAGCCTGAACCGGAGTTTCTCGCGCGCCTCTGGCGTGGCGATATTTCTCGGGACTTCAACGTCATCGTTTTGCACCTCATCGGCCCGCGAACTGGTGATGTTCGACAGGATGCCGGCGGCCTGCATGGATGGATTCCGCGCATCGTTGGCCCCTGAAACCCACCAGAAGGATATTTCGCCGACCGTTTCGCCCATGTCCCGCGTCAGCGGGTGGCGCATCAGGACGTTCTTCGTGTCCCGCGCGGTCTTGTAGGCGGTGCCGTCCTGGTCGCCCTGGTGCAGAATCCGGTACGTTGCGTCGCGGTAGTAGCGCCATGCGTTGTAGATGGCCAGATGCGTCGACTTCGCCGCCCCCCGGAACACTTGCAGGACGCCGATGTCGCCCCGGTGTTCTAACCAGTCCGCAATACGGTAGTGAAACAGCGGAACTTCCCACCCTTGAGCCTCGGCCCAAATGTGGAAAAACTCCGCGTAGCTGGCCTTGTCCATGCCAGTCACTTGCGAACCGGCATTCCCTCTTTGGCGCGCTTGACGATTCCCACCACTTCCGCGCGAGCCGATTTGATCATGCGATCTATCCGCATGGTTTCGCTTTCATCGTTCTCGCCCCCGGCTTCGCCCTTGATCTCTCGATTTTTGAGCATGATGAAGCTCTCTATGCGCGCGGCCACGGTCAAGGATTGCGTCGCCATCTTGGTCAGCCAGTGCCGGTCGCCCCGTTCTTCCTTGGTCGCCAGCGTCAATTCGCTGGTAGCGTCCATTTCATCTATGGCGTGATTGACGGCCATGTCCTGAATGCGCTTGAGTTCGGATTCTTGCGT